CGGCACCGGGGTCGTCGCCATGTCCGGGGCGGCGTACCACACAACCTGGGTCGCACCGTTGGTTGCGGCCACGGTCAACACGCCACCGGCAGACGTGGAGAATGCGATCTTTGCCGTGGTGGACGGGGAGTTGGTGCAAACAATGGTGACCGGATCGGAGTAGTGGCGACTGATGGAGTTCATCTTCCCTTGGCCTTGTAGGCGTGCTTGGCAATCACTTGCTCCCGCAACTCAGACGCTTTGAGTTTCGGGTTGGCTCGGCGGGCGCGGGCGACCTCGTCTCGGACGATGCTTTCGTTGATGAGCGTACGCTTTGGAGGGGCCGGGCCGGGGTCGTAGTTCACGCCACCGGACACCAGGAGGTTGCGCTCCTTGGCAACACGCAGCACGTCGTCGTTGCCCGACACCCATGCCTTGGGGTCGCGCCACATGCGGCCGTCAGCTATGCCGCCCACGTAATACTTGCCGGAGATGTTGATCCCAGCCTGACGCGCTTCCTTGGCCACGTACTTGGCCTGACGCTCGGGCATGTCGTCCAGCTGCTGGTTGTTGTATCGCCCTTCCATGAACGCGCGGTCAGACCCCTTGGTTCCAGGAGGGGTCTGCAAGGCGACCATGATTGCCCAACGCTCGCCGTGGGGCAGGGCGTTGCGGTAGGTCTGCACGGCTCCAGGGCCGGCGGTCAGCACTTCGGCGGGGATTTCCATATAAAGCTATTGTCCCGCGGGGGGCGGATTTGTTTCCGGCGGAGCTTCCTGGCCGGGAGGCAGGGCGGGCGGATTCGGCGGCGGAATGAAATACCGCGTAACGTCCACGTTGAGCGCCTTGCCCCAGTCTTCCAAGAGGGCGTTGAACAGTTCCGGCCTGCCGGCCTGCATGAGGCCCTGGGCCACCGGCATGAGGATCTGCATCGACTGCTGAATGTTTTCCACCCTGGTTTCGTTGTTGGGCTTCCTGGTAGACCCGGCCTCCACGCGGTAGCTGTACTCGCGCACAACCGCATCGGGGTCTTCGCCCTGGACGTGCATCTGCCACGCCTGGGCGGCCATCGGCCCCAACAGCGGAGCAACGTCCTGGGGCTGAATCAGCCACCGGGCCAGCAAGGCTTCCTTCCTGGCCACAGCACCCATCGCGTCTTCCAGCGTGTTCGCATAATCGTCCGGCCGTACGGAGACTTGTTCGGCCTTCACGTTGGCTTCTGCGGCCGAACGGAACTGATTCCTGGTCATGCCGTACACCAGTTCAGTCAAGCCGACGCGACGGTCGAAGAGCGCCGTGACTTCAGCGATGATCTGGTACATGTCAGACGTGACGCCGGGCATCTGGAACACCGAGATCACATCGTTGACCGACCGGCCGATGGACTCACTGATCTCAATAACCTTGAGTCCAGAGTCATCCTTCTCCAGGATCTTGCTCTTCAGGTTCTCGTCGGCCGCCTTAGCCACGCCGATCAAGGTCTGCGAGGCAGTGGCAATGCGAGTCGCCAGGAAGCTCATCGCCCAATTAATAAATCGAAGCTCCCCGATACCGGGGCGAATCAGCGAGATGGGCCAGGAGTACCCGGGCTTGCCGTGCCAGGCCAGGAGCGTGAACGGCCAGCCGCCTGCCTCGGCCCAGAACGGGATCGGCCACTGGGCGTTCATGAACAGCTGCGGCGGGACGCCCGTTTCATCGACCTCCTCCGACAGGAGCGTCGGCGGAATGTTCAGAGGGAAGTCCACGCCCTCCGCGACGACGATGTAGGCGTTGGCACCCAGGGCATCGAACTTGCCGCGAAGAGACTCGTCGGCGTCCTTCAGGCGATCACCGAATCCGGTCTTGGAGTAAATCTCCCAGTAGACGATGAGGTCGTTCGTCTTGCCGTTCTTCTTGCGGTGTTCGTAGCCGCGCTCATGCATCTCGGAGCGGGCCTGGTAGCTTTCGATGTGGCCCCGCAGCATCTCGCGGGTCAGGCCGAACTTGGCAGCCACCTCATCGATGGGCTGTGTCCTGCGACGGGCGGCCCAGCGAATGTCCTCAAACTCGTCGGCGTCCGGATCCCAGACCAGATTGTCGATGCTGTCGTAGAAGCTGCCGGCCATCTTCACCGCCGAGCCAGGGGGCGCATAAAGCTCATGCCACCACACGCCGGCGCCCTTAATGAACGCCTCCTCCACCACCTTCCTGGAGTGTCGCTTCAGGTCCAGTTCGTATGGAGTGTAGTTCAAATAGTTTTCCAGTAGCTCAGACACCACCTGGCGGCGGTCCTGCATCGCTTGCTGTTGCTGCAGGGCGTTTTGGTAGGCCATGGCGCCTGGGTCGGGCATCATTACCGGCTGGCCATCCGGCCCCATCACCGGCTGCCCGTCCGGACCCATCTGAGGAACAGGAGGCTGGGGGAAGATCCCCAGGATCGCCGGGGGGATTTGCGGATAACGCTTCGGGCTGACTGCCCGGGTGGGGTTGCGGTGGTGAATGACGGCGGTGAACAAACGCACCGCCTCCCACACCCGGTTCACAGTCATCCGAAACGCCGGGGGATTAATGCCCTTGTTGTAGCCCCGCTCCCCTCTCGCGTACTGATCCCGCCACATGAAGTCGGGATCGCCAGCGAAGAACTGCATCGCCTCGTCAGCGTCAGCCTGGAATGCTTGCTTGTGCTTTTCGGCTTGCTTGATGCAGGCCAACCAGCGTGAGACGATTGGGCGCAGCGGGCTGTCAGAGGGCATCTGGTACTCCTACTAGTCAGTGTCTTACTTGCCCTTTTTCCCCTCCAAATCCGCCACTTTCCGCTCCAGGAGAGCCAGTTTCTCCGACAGGATGGCGATCTTGTCGTTCGGGCGATGCTCCCAAAACCCGTAATCTTTCCAGGCCGGGAACTCGTTCACGCCGGGATCGGTGGTGTGATGGACGGACGGCTTCTCGGTCCCGCCATAGCCGGGGCAAATGGCCCACAGCGTCAGGGTCCGGGAGGAAACCTGGGTCACCAGGGCCGGGACGGGGTCAGCGCCCTCATGGGCGCGGAACAGTACGAACTCACCAAGGGTCGCAGAGGGCATGGTGTAGGCGGTCATTTCCTTACTCCAACAGGTCCAAGGATCACGCAGGAGCCTTCGGACTCCTGCCGTCTCTTACGGTCAGCCACCCACCTCACCCACCACGGGTCGGGGCCATAGGTCTTGGGTGGAGCGTGGTATTTCGGTTCGTAGGCGCAGAGGTACTCCAGGCTCTGCACGGCATGCACGTCGCCTCGCGACTGCGGTTCGTCGGTGACGAACACCTGGCCGTTGACGGTGGTCGTCTTCTTGCGATACCGCTTGATCTCTCTGAGGAGATTGGGGCAAGACCCCTCCAACACCTTGAGCCTCACGGTGCCGTCGCCGCGGATGTGCAGCATCTGCCTGACCAATGCCGTGCGGGCCGGAATGTCGTCGGAGCCGGGCATGAACTGGAAGCCGGATATCTGCGACCGTATGTTCCGCTTCTTCAACTCCTCGGTGTACAGTTCATGCGGCAGGCGGCCGGAACCCAGATCCCGCAGCATGCCGCCGTGCATGTCCATAATGAAGTTGCGGAAGAACTGACCATCGGCCTTGGCTGCGAACTGCTCTCCGAAGATGAGCGCGTTGCACTGGCGGATGTACAGTTCGTCGTAGATGAGCAGGAACTTCTCGTCCGGCGGGACGGCCCCGAAGATGCAGGCCATCACCGCGTGGCCGGGGTCAATCGCAACGTACCGGGTCCAGTCCGGCGGGATGACGCCGGCCGGCAATTCCTCTCGCTGCAGGATATGGACGGCAGAATTGAACGTCGGGTACATGAGCGTGCTTTCGGTGGTGAACTCACCCTCGGCACGCATCCGCACCTCATCCACTCCCAGCGCTGACCAGCGTTCGATGTTCTTCCGCTTCTCGTCGGAGTCGATGAACTCGTTGTCCAGGAAGCGGAACGTGAACTTGCGAATGATCGCGTCCGGTTTGTCAGCCTCCTTCTCGGCACGCTCGCACAATCCCAAGAGGGCGTCATTCTTAGAGTGCGGCATGGCACTCCACACAAAGCGGCCTTTGCGGTCGGCAAGACGAGCCTGGCACTCGCCCACCCATCGCTCGTTGTTTAAGTCCTCGTCCAGCCAAATAAGGTCGGCCTGATAGCCCTGGGGCGGCTCGCCTTCGCTGGAGAAGCACCAGATCGTCCAGCCGTTGGTCAACTCCACCTTATTGAGATAGCCGGCGTTCTTCAGTACCCAGGACATGTCTTTGATGAGCCTGGGCGGGATGAGTGGAGGGGCGGGCTTGGACTTCTCCTTGTCATCGCCAGGCTGGACCGACCGCCATTCCCCTGTCTGCTCGTCGCGAATGATCCGGAACGCCCCGGCCTTGAACAGGATGGGGTAGATCACCAGGCCAATGTGCGGCCAGTTCCGCCCGACGATGGCGAGGTTGCCGCCTTCCTGGGGGTACTTGTTGTAGGGGTCAGAGCCGGTCACCGCACGCGCAGCTTCCACCGCAACAGCAAGGCTCTTGCCGCCGCGGTTACCACCCAGGACGATGCGCTCAGACACCATGCTCTTATGGAACTCCTCCTGGTGCGGCATGGGCTTATAGAGTCGCAGGGACTCTAGCCTTCTCTCGGCAAGCTCGGCCTGGACGGCACGCATCTGCTGGAGCGCGTGCTGAGTCAGGACCGGGCCGGGCGTCGGCTCAGGGATTGGCGGCGGCGGGACTGGCGGGTGCTTTTTCATGTTCGCCGCAGAACCACTCAGTGAACGTCGTCGGGAAGCGGTACTCCACCATAACCATCATCTCCCCGGCCCGCTCCAGTTCCCCCATCACTGGCGGGAACCTCCTGCAGTCCCCCCACCCCGATGGCGTCGGCAAGAACCACTTGCACGTTTGGCACTTCATCCTTCTGCTCCAACTTTGCCTGCGACTGAAACGCCAGGGCGGCGGCGAGAACGTCCCGCCGGTACTGCGCCTCTAGCTCTTCCTCGGTCATCAACTCCAGGGGCTTCTTGGCACCGCCCATGGATGTGTTGGCCGACACCAGCTGAACGATTGTCTGCAGCTGCTTCGTCCTGAACGCGCCTCCGGCCGGGGCGTCGTAGAACTGCTTCATAAACGCATTGCCGAAACCTTCGGCGCCGCCGAAGTACCGCATTAGCACTTCCAGTAGCTCGGACGAGTGCGGGATGTTCGCCCCGCCGATGCGTGCGGCAGCGAGGAAGTAGTCCACCGCCCCCTTTTCGATCTCGTCTAGCTTCTTGGTGCGCAGCTTCTGCTTGCCGCGCTTCTCCATTTTGTTACGGCACTTGCGGCATTTGGCGTGCCAGCCATCCTTGCTCCTATGCCAGTGCGCCTTGGTCAGTTCGTAACTGCCACCGCACTGTGTGCAGACCTTGTACTCGCTCACCGAACTGTCGGCTTCACACTCCACTTGGGACGCAAGTCCATCATCTTCACGCCAGGGTCGTAGTCGCCCGTCCAGCAGTCCTTGAGCTTCTGGCTCACATCCTTGGCCGCAATCGCCACAGGCTTGCCGACGCACTTCGGCTTCCAGTGGCCAGCCCAGGCGTCCCAGTTGCAGAAGACTGGGTTGTAGCCCAGCTTCTGCGTGCCGACGAGCGACAGGTCGCGGGTCATCGTCACGTCTTCCGTGGATGCCTTGTGGGCCGCGTACTTGTCAGACCATTCGTAATAGAACCACGGCTTGTCGTCCGCGGTCTTCGGCTCGGTCAACTCAAAGGCCCGCATGTCGTACATGATCAGGCCGGTGGGCAAAGCTGCGCATTCCTGGATGCCGGCCATCTTCACGGCGGTGTGCCGGTCGTACATCTCCAGCTGGAAGTCAGGGTTGGCGGAGTCGGACTGGTGGTTCTGCCAGCGGAAGACAT